TGTTCCGCACCGTCCGCGCACGTCCGCGTGCGCACGACCATATTTTGCTTGTATCGGTTTACATAACGATTTTTGCGAATCCTGTCGAGATCTCTGCATCCCCACTTTTCGCGCCAAAACCGGCCCCCGTCCGGCTGCCGTGCCCCACAAATGCTGGAAGAGGAAGCAAAAAAGGTTGCAATTTCGTAACAGAAGGTGTAAGATATGCAAATGTGTGTGTACGTTATGTCAACACTCAGCAAAAATCCGGAACCAAAGGAGTCATCTATGAAGAAATGAATCCTCAGCCTGGCGCTGACGCTGTGCCTGCTGGCGGGGCTGCTGCCCTGCCTGACGGTGGGTGCTGCGGCGGCCGACCGGGTCGATGCCGCGCCGT